CTACGACGCCAATCAGATTCCCGACCTGAGTAACGGCCAGCCCACGGGCCTCTACTACAACCCGACCTACCAGAATGATCTGGGCTCCATCTTCCTGTGGCCGGTGCCCAACACCAGCGTGAACGATCTGGAGTTGTTCCTCCAGAAGTCCATCGTGCAGTTCCCCGATCTGAGCACCGAGATGTTTGTGCCGGAGGGCTATCCGAAGGCGCTGAAATACGCCTTAGCGGACCTGCTGCAGACGCCCTACGGCCGGACGCTGAGTCCTGCGGCGAATCGGATACGGGTGGCCAGTGTGGCGGCGATGCGGCGCAGCAATGACAAGCTGAGCGACCTCAGCAATGACGCCTACGTGTTCACGCAGGGACGGCGCACCACCTACAACATTCGGACGGGCAGCGGGGGCTAATGCCACCCTTTGAGGCCTTCAACGGCGGCTTCTATGAGGCCCGGTCGTCCACGTTTTCGGTGGATACCGCGGTCAACATCTATAAGGAAACGCGGCAGGTCGAAGGCTCCCCGAAAACCACCACGCTCTACGGCACGCCCGGCCTGAAGCTGTTCGCGTCCGTGTTTGGCGGCGGCTGCCGTGGGATGTTCACGCAGGACGGTCGGACGTGGGCGGTCATCGGGTCGATGCTCTATGAACTGAACACCCTATTGACCACGTGGGTGGCGCTGGGGGATGTCGGGACGGACGGGCAGCCGGTCTCCTTCAGCAGCAACGGCATCAGTAGCAACTCCGTCGGCACCGGGAGCGGCGGGAACCAACTGGGCGTGGTGAGCGCAGGCGGACTCTATGTCCTGCATCTGGTCACGGGCGTACTCACAGCGGTCGTGCTGCCCTTTACCGGCCCGGTCATGCTGGCCTTTCTGGATAGCTACACCCTCGCCAATGAGGCGAACTCGCAGGTGGTCTGGTTCAGCTATCAGGAGGATATGACCCAGTGGGACGGGATCGATAACTTCATCCGGTTCGGCACATCCGACACCATTGTGGGGATTGCGGTCAGCCGGGATCGGATCTGGACGTTTGGCAGCAAGACCACGACACTGTTCTATGACTCGGGCGACACCGACACGCCGTTTCTGCCCTATCCCGGCAGCGCCACGCAGGTGGGGCTGGTCTCGCCGTGGGCGTTGACGCTCTACGCGGATACCTTCTTCTGGCTGTCGACCACGGAGCACGGGCTACGGCGGATTGTGATGGCGACCGACCCGCTGGCGCAGCCGATTTCGATTCCGCCCATTGAGCAGCACATTGCGGACTGCCCCTCACTCGCGGATGTCTACGCGATGGCCTACGAGCAGGAAGGCCACGTGTTCATCATCTTCGTCCTGCCCAGCAGCCCGGACCCGACCAACGCCTTTGTCTACGATGCGACCGAGAAGGCGTGGCACACCCGCGCAGGCTGGGACAGCATCACCGGGCAGTATGTCCGCTGGCGGGCGAAGGGGAGCACCACGACCAACGGGCTGGTGCTGGTGGGGGACTACAGCAGCGGGGACACCTACACGCTGGACCTGAACACCTACACCGACAACGGGGCCATCATTCGGCGGGAGCGGACCGCGCCCTATCTCTCGGCTGAGGCCCAGTGGCTGTTTCTGGAGCAGGTGGAACTGGGGACGCAGCCGGGGATCGGGCTGGTGCTCGGGCAGGGCAGCGACCCGATGGCGACACTGGAGATCAGCCGGGACAGCGCCCATACGTTCGTCAATGCCGGGAACGCGCCGCTGGGACGCATTGGCGCGTATACCGACCGCGCCGTGTGGCGGCGGCTGGGCCGGGCACGGGCCGACCGGCTGGTGATTCGGGTGACGCAGACCGACCCGGTGCCCTGTGCGTGGACGGGGGCGTGGCTGCGGACGACCAACGGGAGTGGGGAGTTGTGACATGCCCACCCTGATGGAGGACCCGACCCCGGCGTGGCTGAAGCCCGAGAATGCCTCGGTGCTGGACCCCGCATGGGTGAAGCTGCTGCGGGCCATCGCGAACGCCAACCCCCTCCCGAAGGCGCTACAGGACCGCCTGCCGAACCCCAACCCGGCCGCGATGGCGCTGCACCCGCAGGACCAGATTCTGGCCCTGATGGGGGCCGACGTGCCCAGCGGCGGGCCGAGGATTGAAGGCTGGCACGCCTCTCCGCATGATTTCGACAAGTTTGATCTGTCGAAGGTCGGGACGGGGGAAGGGGCGCAGGCCTTCGGGCATGGGGCCTATATCGCCCAGCGGCACGGCACGGCCAAATACTACTGGGAGAACTTTGCAGGCCGTGGGGGCGATTTCAGTCTGTTCAACGTGGAAGGCGGCGGGAAAGTCCCCGCGTGGCTCAGGGACACGATCCAGACGGACCCGACCGTGGGCGCCCGCACCGTGGACAACCTGCTGGCGGAGTTTCAGGACCGGCTGCCCCGGCTGAAGGCGCTGGCGTTGCATTCGGAGGAGGCCCGGCAGAGTCACCAGACCAACCAGATCGAACCGCTGGAGGCGCTGATCGAGGGCCTGAAGAACGTGAAAGCCGGGAAGGCCATCAAGCCCCCGGCCCGCATGTATCAGGTCGCCATCCACGCCGATCCCGAACACCTACTGGACTGGGACAAGCCGCTGAGTCAGCAGAGCCCGCACGTCCAAGAGGCGCTGAAGCCCTTCGACCTGCACAAGACCGATGCGCCGGAGTGGCAGGCCAGTTACGAGCGAGACATTCAGCAGAAGGCCAAGACCCCGGCCGATGCGGCCAAAGCTCTGACCATTGTGCGTGAGGCCATCAGCGGCGCCACCCCTCTGACGGATGCATCGTGGCAACAGCTGCATGACCTCGTGCCGGGGGCGAATCATCATGCCATCGGGGAAATTGTGGAGGCCGCGAAGTTTGATCCCGTGGGGAAAGACATCTATCGCAAGCTGCACCCGGATGAGGATGTCAGTCCTGAGTTTGCGGCGAAGCTAGCGTCCAAGACGCTGGGGGACCGTGGGATTCCCGGCATTAAGTATCTGGACCAGATATCCAGACGGCAGGGCGAGGGCAGCTACAACTACGTGGTCTTTGACGAGAACAAGCTGGAGATTCTGAAGAAGCTGGGGCTGCTGCTGCCCGCTATCGGCGCGGGGTCCCAGACTTACGGATCGATGTATGACCAGTCACAGGCGGTGGGCAAATAATGCCGACCGCGATGTACGATCCCACGCCGGACTGGTTGAAGCCCGAGAACGCCTCGGTCCTCGATTCGCAGCTGGTCAAGCTGCTGCGCGCCATCGTGAACGCCAACCCGTGGCCGAAGCCCCTGCAGGGCGTCCTCCCGAACCCGAACCCCGCGGCGATGGCACTGGACCCGCAGTCGCAGGTCCTCGCCCTCATGGGTGCCGACGTGCCCAGCGGGGGACCACGGATTCAGGGCTACCACGGGTCCAAACATGACTTTGAGCGGTTCGATAGCAGCAAGATCGGGACGGGGCAGGGGGCTCAGAGCTACGGGCATGGGATGTACATCGCAGAACACCCCGGCACGGCGGAGTCCTATCGCGCCGACCAAGCGGGACATCCTGAAATAAAGAATTTGAAGCTGGGTACCTTACAGGTGGGCCAGCATAACGGATTCGACTACAGCCCGAAGGGCAATTCCCTCTATGAGAATATCCGGTCCTCCCTCGCGGAGGATCTGCTGGTCGATCAACGGGCTATGGTCGGCACCCCGCCTGACCAAGTGCAAGCCCACGTCCTGAAGGTGTTAGACGATAAGATACGGGACTACGCCACGGAATGGCCGGAGGGGGTGCCCGCGGCCCAGCGGTTGCGGGCGGATCTGGCTCGTCGGAATGCCGTGTCCCTCACGTTTGGGGTCGCTATTCACGCCGATCCCACGCAGTTTCTGGACTGGGATAAGCCCGTCAGCGAACAACCCCATGTGCAGGCGGCGCTGGCTCCGCACATCGACGCCCTCCGCAAGAACCTCACCGTGGTGCAGAGTGCCCACAATAAAAACAACTGGCTGATCAAAATCGGGGATCAGACGGTGGGGGCCTCCAATACGGAAGCCCAAGCATGGAAGAATGCGGAGGCGATGCTGGGGGATATCACCGACCCTGAATTTACGGGCCGGGACGCCTATCAGTTATTGTCTCGGATTCATGCCAAGCCGGGGGCCTTTCCGGAAATTGGCATCCATCAGCCCGCCGTGGCCTCACAGAAGCTGCGAGAGGCGGGGATTCCCGGCAACAAGTATCTAGATCAGGACTCCCGTGCGGTGGGCGCAGGCACCTCCAACTATGTGGTGTTCCCCGGCAATGAAGGCCTGATTGACATTCTCCGCAAGTTTGGCCTGCTGCTCCCCGCCGCAGGGGCGGCGAACTACGGTGGCCTCTTTCAGCAGTCGCAGGAGGCGAAGTAGATGCCGACCGCGATGTACGACCCCACGCCCGAGTGGCTGAAGCCGGAGAACGCCTCCGTGCTGGATTCGCAGCTGGTGAAGGTACTCAGGGCGATTGTCAATGCCAACCCGTGGCCGAAGCCGTTGCAGGGCGTGCTGCCCAATCCCAACCCCGCCGCGATGGTGGCGGACCCGCAGTCGCAAGTGCTGGCCGTGATGGGGGCCGATGTCCCGAGTGGCGGACCCATCAAAGCCTTCCACGCTTCCCCGTATGACTTTGAGAAAT